TGCTGCGGAAATCCGCAGGGAAAAAGAGAAAGAAGAATCCATTTTAAAACAAAGAAAAAGAATTCAGGCATATGCTGAAGAACTGTTTTTAAGGCAAATTGAAATTGATGATGTTGAAGCTGACGATATAATTGCAGCATATTGCATACATTATAATAATAAGGAAGAAATTTTCTTATATTCCAATGACAGGGATTATGCACAATTACTGGATTTAAACATCACAATAATATTTCCCAACATTGACCAGCCAGTAACGAGAACTAACTATATGATGTATTTTGACCATCACTATTCAAACGCATTGATATTGAAAATAATTTGCGGTGATGTGTCAGATAATATAAAAGGTGTTGGTGGGATAAAAGAGAAAACATTACTTAAATTTTTTCCAGAACTGAAGTATAAACATTTAACTGTTCGAGAAATCTGCAAGAAAGCAGATGAATTGAATAAACAAAGGATAGCTGAGAAAAAACCATCATTAAAAGTTTTTGAAAATTTACTTGGTGGTATTGAAAGATTAAAAACCAATTTTCAACTTGTTAATTTACGAGAACCAATGCTTACAGAAGCAGCAAAAGATGAATTGGAACAATTGGATATGCCATTAAATGAAGATGATAGAGGTAGTAAAAATCTCTATAAAATGATGACTGAAGATGATTTTCTCACGGTTTATAGCAGCACATTTCCAAATTATGTCGAACCGTTCTATACGGTAATCATGAGTGAGAAACAGTTGCTTAATGAATATAAAAAAAATAATTCAGCTACTTTGTGAAAAAGTCTTTCATCTTTGGAAGAATCAAATTATATTTGTGTCAATAGTGTTAACAATTTAAAATAAAAATAATATGAACGAGAAAGAATTCAGTAACGTATTTAGATTTTCACTTCATCAGGGAAATGTTCTTTTAGGTGAGAAAGTCTTTAATGCAGACGTGTTTAATCCATTTACGAGATATTCTATTGATATCCGTGAGTTGTTACCAAGGGCGATTACTACGTTACAAAAAGCACTTTCGAAAAGGAATTATGAAACTCAAATTACCGATGAGTTGTTTGACATGTACCGTTATAATCAGAAAATGATTAATCTTTATCCGCAGGAATGGCGAAAGGAAATGTATTACAATCCCCAGCCAATTGTTCAGCAGATTGAAGAAAAAACCATTAAAGGTGTTGAATGTAAAATCGGTTTCTATATCAACGATAAGCCAATTGTAGAAAGGATTTTTTATGTTGATGGCTTTAATCCAGTTGCAAGATGGTCAGTAGACTTAACTGACACAATCGTAATGATTGCTGATACAATTTTTAATCACATTAAAAAGAACGACATTAAGAACATGTGGGATGATTATGATTTGATTAATCAGAAAGGACTGTCAATCAATCAAATCAGGGAATTTTCCCCAGCAAAGAGAGAAGAAATGTTGAGAAGACTCAGGCACGCCTGAGTTTAATAATATTGGGCGGTTGCTGTGCTCTTGGTTTTTAAAATTTAATTCATAATTATTTTTATTCTTTATATATTAACAGCAACTGCCCTTTTTTTAATTAAAAATTTAAAATGGCAGAACCAACCGAAAATACTTTTACTGCATATCTTGGGCATGATTTTCAATCGAAATTAATGTGGCAATTGCTTGTCGAGCCAGAATTTGCAGAAAAAGTAATATCAAACCTATCTATTGATTATTTTGATGACCCGAATTTAAAAAGGATGTTCATCATTATATTGGAATTTTATCATGAATATGGCAAAGTTCCTAATCTTCAGACAAAAAGCATACAATTAGCTATCAATAAATATAAATCACCAAATAATCCAATTGAAGAAGAATCTTTATTTTCGGTCATCAGCCGTATTGAGATGTGGAATGAAAGGGTTATCAATAAACAACAAATGCACGATGGTGATATTGTGCAAAGAGAAACCACCACATTTATAAAGCAACAAGAATGGAGAAAATTCGGTGAATTTATTCTTGAAAAAACAAAGAATGGTGACATAAGAAAAAAACATACCCTTGGCGAGATTGATGAAAGATTACTTAAAATTTCGCATATTGGTGATGATGAAGATTATGGCACTGAGATTACGGAGAATATTGAAAAGGCTTTAAGAAAAGAATTTCGTAAGACAATTCCGACAGGTATTAGTGTTATTGATTCACTTACTGGCGGTGGCTTGGGTAAAGGTGAAATGGGATTAATATTGACACCATCTGGTGTCGGTAAAACAACTGCACTCACCAAAATTGCCAATACTGCATATGAACTTGAATATAATGTATGTCAAATAATATTTGAAGATACTGTTGAACAGATTCAAAGGAAACATTATACTATATGGACAAAATATCCATTAAGTAAAATTGACGAGAATTGTGAAACCGTTGAAAAGCAAGTAAAAGAAAAAATTCAGACATCAAAAAACAGAGGACATCTTGTAATTAAAAAGTTCAGTCAGGAAAATACAACCATGATGGACATCCGAAACTGGATGACCAGATATCAAAAGAAGTGGGGTTATACCTTTGATATTGTTGTTTTGGATTATCTTGACTGCTTGGAATCACATAAGAAAACTGCAGATAGGAATGAAGCAGAATTGGCGATTGTCAAATCCTTTGAAGCTATGGCTTCAGATTTCGATATTCCAGCATGGTCAGCAATTCAGTCGAATCGTTCTGGATTTGATTCAGAATTTGTGGAAGCGCACCAAACTGGTGGCAGCATAAAACGAATTCAGAAAGCACACTTCTTTATGAGTGTTGCAAAAACTCCTGACCAGAAGGAAGCACAACTTGCAAATATTAGGATTATAAAGGCAAGATTTGCGCAGGATGGTCAGACATTTAAAGATTGCACATTTGATAATGATAAATTAGAAATTGTTATTCAGGATGCAAAATATGCTAACGTTAAACCATTTAGGGGATTGAAAAAATATGATACTGAAGATATTGATAAACTGGAATCGCATGCTGATAATGTAAAGGAAGTGGAAGAAGTTAAGCCTTCAACAAGCACATTAATACATACACATCTAAGCCAGTTTGAAGAACAGGCTATCTTAAAAGCAAGTGGTGATAATGTAAATGATACTGCAAAAAATGAAACTGAAGAATATAAAAGGGCATTGAATAATCTTGTTGAGAATAAAAATAATGTAGAGGAACATACTGAAAAAACAACCACTGAAACTCCAAATCTTGTTGAAGAAGTTACTGAAATAGTTGGTGATGTTGGCGAATGGAATGGCGAAAGCTATGTTGAAGATACAAATAAAATTGAAATACAAACTGAAAACATTGCACCTACCGAAGAGCCAAAAACTGAAGAAATTGAAAAAAATGAAATAGTTGATGAAAAAAAATCAGAAGATTTATTGGTTCTTGATGATATAATATTAAGTGACCCCGATGCCCCAACTGGTGCGTCTGCGAGTGTGCTCGATGCCTTAAATAAAAAAGCAAAAGAACAGGGCGAACTGAAAAAAGAATAAAATTTTTTATAAAAAAATGTAACTTTTAATAAATATCATCGTATTTATACTTCGGACGTGCAGATAAAATATTTTTAATTTTTTTGAAAATTTTTGAAAAAACATTTGGATATTAAAAAAAGGTGTTTTATATTTGCATCGTCTAAATGACAAAAACGTTCTTTTAAGGATTGAAAATTTTAAATGGGGAGATAGCAAATCAAAAAACGAAGATACTATCTCATTGCTCCCGCAAGGGAGAACTCGTAGTGTTTACAGTAAAGGTAAAGCAAATTGTGTTGAAAACAATTGATTACAGGTTCGATTCCTGTTCTCCCCACAAAAAAGAGAAACTGGTTGTTATTACAGTAATACAAGTAACTCAGTAGGATAGAGTGTCCGCACGTCAAGCAGAATGTCGCTGGTTCGACCCCAGCCATTGTTAAACAAAATAACAAACAAATTATCTCTTTTTCAAACAAGGGTCACCGCCTTCCCAAAATAAGGCGGTTACATTGCGGGGTGGTAGAAGTCTGGTATCTCGTGACGCTCATAACGTCAAGGTCGCAGGTTCAAATCCTGCCCCCGCTACAAATGAAGAACGGTTGGTGTTTACAGTAAAAATTCGTAGAAATTGAAACCAACAAGACCAACAAACTTCTTCAATTTTTTTCAGACGTTCTTTTGAAATAATGATATTAGGGAAAACGAAAAGTGTTTACAGTAAAAACGGTGGTTCAAATCCATCTTTATCAGCCAAAATTTGATAAATAGCCAAGTGGTTAAGGCACAAGTCTATTAAACTTGCGATTAAAACAACAAATACTTTTAAATTATTCCCTTACTTTTTACGGGCATGGTGAGGAAATGCAAACTAAAATTAGATAACGCATATTGAAATTCAGAGCATCCCCCACCGCTCGAAACCAAACATTTGAGGACAAGAATGGTTTTTTGGTTGCAGAAGTGCAACATTTTTTAACTTAAAAAATATAAAACATACTGGAAGAACTGGCTGTGTTTACAGTAATTGAAAAATGTAATCTCCCCCGTATAAGAGGGGAGACAAACTACCGACAATACAACCGCACTTCTTCTTTAATTTGAAGAAGAGTTATTCCAAAAACGAATCGGGTGGGGACTTGATTGAGAAATCTATCAACCTACCCGATTTTTTTTTGTGATTTTTTTTGGAAATTAAAAAATAATGTGTAACATTGCACAGTGAAAAATAAGTTTTAACAATTAAAATTTGTCATTATGGAAAAGTTGGTATTAACAAACAACATGCTCAGTACGGTGAAGCAGTCACTTATCGATGGTTTAACTATCGCAAGTGGTGCAAAAGGTAGTGCTACCTATTACCACAAGGGTGACGAACAGGTGAAAGCTATTCAGGCTCAAGTTAAGAGTTTGTATAAACTTTCAAAGGAACTTCCCTTGATTGTTGCTACCCAGAAAGGTGCAACAGGTCAGTTCGTATCTGAGGTATTGTTCAATGAATTCAAGAATACTTTGAAGGGCGGAGCATGTAATATTGTTAATCCAATTGACTGGTATGATAATGGATTAAGCGATAAGGCAGTCCTTTCAGCATTGAACAACCTTGGCGAAAATGGTTTGCCATATGTTCTTCGTTTGTTCGTTTCTTTAAAGGAAGCGAAGATTAATAACGAAAGGTCAAGGAAAATCATGCTTGGCTTCATCTGGGGTCAGCCAAACCTTGAATTCTACGCAATGAAATACCGTAACAAGATTGCCGAAATTTTAAGGCATGCGTATGGTAAGAAAATGACTTCTGTATTACTTTCAATAGCTGGCAGAGCAGCAACTGTTGGTCAGTCTGTTGTTGGAAGTGAAAAGGAAATGAAGATTGTGAATGAATATATATTGAGGTACTACAATGGTGATTTGGTGAAAGCAAGCAAATTGTTACTTTTCATCTTCAAGAAGTGTACTGGTAGTAATTTTGTTGGTGTTAATTATGATGCATCTGAATT